CATTCTTTCCACTCATTGAGTAATGCTTGACCTTATGGGTCTCATATACATCAACGTTATATAAATCGTTATCGTCCCAATCAGAGACCTTATACATTCTAACGAAATACATTAGGTCTCCGCTCAAACTGTCATCAAATACACCAAAGCACTGACGAGGGTCAATTGTGCGGAAGCGGGTCTGGCTCATCTGGTCCAGATACATCAACTCCGCAGCGACACCAAAGATTAGAGCGTTCAATAAGAACTCGGCATCCTCGGCCTGGTGATCGTTATAACGTAGAATATCCATAATATCTTCAATATCCATATCACTGGTGTAAGAAATACAGCCAGGAGTAGCCAGATATCCACAATAACTATCCACAATGTTCTTACAATAGTTGATAACAGTCTTATTACAAGGCTTGCTTGGGTCAGCGTAAGCCTTATTCAAAATGGCTTGGAAGCCATCATAATAATTTTTATATTTATTCAGTCTTGGCTCAACGTTTAGGTGGAAGCGACTAATCATCTTCCCCAAAAGGTCAGTAGTCAATTCTGTGTTCTTATTTAGGTAAAACAATTCAATCTAACCTCCAATCAACCACAAATATCAGGGTAGTCTTCAATCTTGCGGAACATATAGCCTCTTGTGGTATAAATCTCATCACTTACATATTCATTGTAGTAATATGAAGGAACATAAACCCAAGCAATATCAATATTGTTTAGAAATTGGCTTGGTAGCGTAGGTAGGTCTACTTTTTGTTGCGTCCGCACGATCAGGTGAGTAAGTTTAGAACAACCTTCCAAAGTAGGCAGATATGAGTCATAAGTTGGGTCAGTAGCGTAAGTAGTAATATAGCCTAAATCAAGTTTCACTAAATTAGAACAATTCATAAAAGCCCGACCGTAGATCGTAGTCACCGCAGGAATACTTACATCAGTTAGGCTCGTACAACCATTGAACGCACCGCCCCAAATTGTTTTGACTTTTGGAAAATTAGCACTGACTAATTTAGAACAATTGTAGAAAGCATTTCTCTCAATTTCAGTCGCCATCAATCCAGTAGCCATAGTAACAGGTTGGTTCATCATAAATTGAGATGGAACTTCTTCTGCGGTCTCACTATAAAACTCACCAGTGTAAGTGCGATTGATTAGATCATCAAAGATATAATCGCCAGAAGAAGCAGTAGGAATTGTCTTGATTGCGTCAGCCATCTCTTTGGGCTTATATGTATCAGTTGAACCGCTCTTGGCACGAATGGCAGTAGCGATATCAGTCAAATATTGTTCTTCAATAAGCACATTAGCCATTAGTATTCAACCTCCTCACTGGAAGGAACGCTGCCACCACTTGCGGCAATCTGTTCTAATACCCAGGCTTCAATCTCCATTCTCTGCTCCAATACGTAAGCCTCAACCTGCGCTTTGGTGTAATAGTTAGTAAGATCAACAGTTCCTGCGTCAGCAATCTTGGCGTCTACTTCTTTCTTGGTGTAGTAGTCGCTCAAATCAACAGTAGTTCCAGAGCCACCGCCTTCAATTCCCGCAATCAGTTCCTCAACATCAGCGTAAGTAGCATATTCGTCACAAACTCTAATAACGCCGCCATCACTAATCAAAGTCAAATTATCAATTGGGATAGCGCCCGCATCAATAGGCTCATATACGTTCATAAGAGCAGTGCTAAAAGAAACGCTCTCAACAATTCCGTCAGTCCAGATAGAAGTATCAATAACTTCCAAAGCCATCATTACGCCCATTGGATATGAGATAAATGCCATTCTGGTGAAGTAGTTATTACTTGGGGCGTCATGCCAGGAGTAGTTGTAAGGAATCTTATCAATGGTAATCAGTTCACCATTGATAGCCAAATCAACTTTATAGAACTCATTGTAGGTCAGCGCGGCAGAGTAAGAAGTAATTATATATTGATTACTTGAATTGAGAGCAGCATAATCGGGAGTATATTTTCCAATGAACTCTCCACCCTCGTGGCCGATTACTTTACCGCCAAAAGTAGTAGAAATATGTCCGTTCTTATATTCAATAGTCACGCCGTCGGCTAACTCATTTACATAAGTCTTGGTTGCGAAAGCAGACAAATCAACGCCACTACCATCACCAGAGCCGCCTAACTGCGCCTGGGCGATTGCGGCAGACACATCATCAAAGGTAGTATAGTTAGTTAGATCAACGTCAGCCTCAACGTTAGCGACTGCGTTATTGACGTAAGATTTAGTTGCGTAAGAACTCAAATCAACGCTACCACCACCGCCATTCTGTTTTACGTAATCCTGGACGTAAGTTTCAGTAGCATAGCCAGTCAAATCTACGCTAACGTTCTTCAACTTTTCGTCAGTCTGCTCTTTTGTGTAGTAATCTGCTAACTCTGCTTCAATCTTTGTAGCGACATATTCAGTCGTTACTCCGTGAGAGTTCTCTAATTTTGTCATTCTGTCAGATAGAGCCTCAACCTCTTCGGCAGAAGGAATATCATCCAGATATAAATTACCGTTGCTATCGTAGATTACGCCAGGACGGCCCTGGGGACCTCTGGGACCAGTAGCACCAGATAAATCAGCAGAAGAAGTTCCGCTATCACTGGTGACAGTCAAAACACTACCATTCCAGTAGTGAGTAATAGTTCCAGCCATTAGCGCACCTCCTCAACTTCAATATAATTATCAATGTTATCGTTAGCGCCGATAAATAAAGTTCTTGCGTATAAATGCTCTTGGACTTCGTTGCCGTCAGCATCCATCACATAACGAGGCTCTTTCCAGTCAAAGACATAGCCTTCATCAGCGTCATAACGAACTAATGTAAAATTAGTAGTTTTCATATGTCAGGTTCCCTCCTCGTTATACTTTGGTTACAGTCCAACCACGTGCGGTCGCTACTGCGATTTCTTCTCCGGTCAAATCTGCGATACGCTCACCTGTCATTGCGTAATTACTAACCAGAGCGTTAGCATTTAGTTTGATAGTATTACCAGAGCCACCAGTTACGTCAGGTAGAGTAGCGAACATTCTCTTGACCGCAGTTCTACCGAAAGTATTCCAATCATTTAGATACGCATAACCATTACCAGTGCCGTTATCAATTTGACTGTCTCCAAAGTAGGTTTCCCATTTAGCCCAACTATCAATTCTGTCATCGGGAGTGTAAGTAGAAGAACAATACTTGATGAAATTATTATTAGCAGTGGTTGTCAAATAACCAACCGAAGTCAAATCAATAGTTTGATTACTAATGTTATGAACGTATGGACTTCCATCCTCTTGTAATGCGAAAGTAATTTTCTTCAAGCGACAGCAGTTACTGAACGTATTATAGAAAGCATTATAGGTCCAGGTAGCATTTACAGGGAGACGAATACCCTCAACCTTTTCAAGTGCGTAGCAATTCTGAAAAGCACAATATACAGTAGCAATATTATATGAGCCTACTGGGTTCATATGTGAGAAGAACCAAGTTGGAAGGTTGCGTAAATTATAACAATGACAAAGCATACTTCCTGTGTCGCCCGAATAACTAGTTGTAGCGCCATCAATCGCGCTCCAATCCCAAGTATCAATAAGGTCATCTGGGATAGTAGTCAATTGATAACAAGCATCAAACATACCCTTTATAGCGCTGGGTTTTGTTGTCATTATTTTAGGAACATTTATCAACGCCTTACAGTTCATAAACATATAGTTCATATCCCAAGAAAGATAAGACGCAGTTGGAATTCTCATATTCAAAGTAAATGGAATACTGGTTAGTGTATCGGAACCGGAAAACATATTTGTGGTAGCGCCTATCCCATTAGTTGTAATCTTGTCACCATACTCTTCAATGAACCAATTCCAACTATTTTGAGCGAAACGATACTGACAATTGCCGGTAATAACTAACGCTTCTTCTGGAACGTGTAATCCATTACAATCTCCATCACCGCCAGAAACAATTCCCTTGATTTCAGCGGGCATACTGCCAGGAGCAATCAAATCAGTAGAGCCAGTCTTCTCACGGATAGCATCACCAATAGCAGTAAGAGTTGTCTCTTCAATAAATACTTTTGCCATTAGTAAGCACCTTCTTCCGCTACACCAATCTCTCCAAGAGCCTGGGAAATTGCGGTCTGGACCTGTTCGGCAGTCTGATACCCAGATACATCGGGGATTAGGCCATCCACTTCGGTTTTAGTGTAGTAGTCAGTCAGATCGGTCTCTCCACCGCTAACTTCAACCATTCCTGCGATTTCTGCTTTATCTTCGTCAGTTAGGACATAATCTTCTCCGTCCTTACCGTCTGCGCCGTCCTTACCTGCGGGGCCAGGGGTCAGTTCAATATTTTCAATCTTTGTATCTACTTCACTCTTGGTGTAGTAGTTAGATAAATCTACTTCGGCTCCTTCGCCACCCAACTGAGCCTGAGCGATTTCTTGCCTTACAAAATCCTCGGTAGCATATCCAGTTAGATCAACGTTGGGAACTTCTATGGATTGGATTTTTTCATCCACGTAGGTCTCTGTGGCTAATCCAGTAAGATCAACGGTAATTGGGTTTTCTTCTAAATATTCATTTACGGCATCAGCAATTCTTTCATCGCTTACGCCATTCTCTTCAATTTGGTCGATACGCTCAACCAGGTCATCAAAACTCTTGACCTCGGTCTCGGTATATACGTAGTCTGCGGGTTTGCTACGTCTAACTACGTCAAATACTTCATTATGCTTGGTGTAGTTCTTATCGTAGCCATATACATTGATACGCCAGTCCTGCTGTAAAAGAACGTTAGGAACATCAGCGACACGCTTACCATTCAAGTAATAAACATCACAAACCAGACTACATTCGTCTGTGCGATTACAGAAATGGACTTGGTTGATACTCTCGTCATCAACAACAACTTTGCGGTCCAGGTCCCATTGATAGAATCTGGCGCGTCCGTCTAAAATACTAAACAAAGCGTTATACCTCCTTGTCATAGGCTCAAAGCAGACTTATTGAAAGTCTTCAATTTTGTTTGAGTATAAATCTCGCTATACCCATAACGACACGCATCAATCGCGTGAGACCATTCGTGGGTTGTCTCCTCGGTCCATTCACCAGTCTGCTTGGACTTTATATAAGAGAAGTTCTCCAACTCTGTTATAAAGTTCTTACATTTGGGATGAACTACAATCAAATGGTCTTGTAGGAACATTAGTCCCGCCTTCACGCTGTCCTTACCCTTGGCGCAAGCAACAGCGTTTATACCCTCTTGTCTAAAATACTGAATACTGCGGGGCTCGGCCGCATCCACGAATAACTTGGTTCTCTTCAAGTTCATATCTTCAATAGCCTTGGCGATCTCGCTCAACTGGCAGCCACTCTTGTAGAACTCATTGAAGACGTAAATGGTCTTGTTCTTACGGTCGTAAAGCGTGTCAATTATCGCTGTCTTATCAATCCATCCAAGGTCGCATCCTGCCCTATGCTCTAATCCAGAAGCAGCCAAAGCAAGAGGGTCAAACTCCTCTGTTCGCCAGTTCGTAATTACCAAGCCTTCTGGGTCAGTTCCCCACTGGCCGTCGCAGAATACTCTGGCCTTTGCGGGATTGCGCGTATATAGTTCCTCTAATTCGTGAATGTATTCAGCGTTCAAAAAGGGATTATCTCTAAAAGTTGAGTGTGTATAAAGAAATGATGACGGTGGATTGATCTCGCAGAAGTCATACAACCAGTGGTTCTTACTGATTGGGTTGAAGGCCATATAAATCTGCTGATTGGGATTATTACCTCTCAAACGCAGGTTCAACTGCTCTACTATTGGCTTCGGCACTTCAAAGGCTTCTTCAATAAAGATTGCGCCGATATTATTCAAGGACAGCAACTTCGTCTCTTCATCCAGTCCCATAAAGATAATCTCGCTCCCATTGGGGAACTTGATATTGAAGTCTGTCTCTCTGATCTTGATATAAGGCGTCAACTTCCACTTCGCCAAAATGTCTTTGAATAAACTAAAACAGGTATTTCTAATGGTCGTAGCCGTTCTACGGCAAACTACAACTTTGATTTTTTCACGCAGACAGCGAACAATTATCTTTTGAGTAATAAAATAAGATTTTGAACTACCTGCGGAACCCATATAGACTTCCCAACGATGGGAATAGTCCAGGAGCAAAGGATAGAACTTTGGAACGAACAGCGACTTTTTCAAGTTCAGTTGTATCTGTCCCATAATTACTCCTAATCATCAATGTTGATAACAATGTCAGTAGAAATATCTGCTTCAACTTTTTGAGTAGGATTGAGACCGTCATTCTTCAAAATGAACTCAACCATTCTCTGATTGCCGTCAGCACATAATTTCATAGCGCTCTTGCGGGCAGCCTCAACAGTAGCAAGCCATTGCTCGTTCTTTACTCGCTGATATTCCTGCTGAAATGAGGCAAATTGGGGGGCAGTACGCCAACTATAAAGCGTCTTTCGGTCGCATCCAACCTCTTCGGCAATCTGGTTGTAAGTCAAGTCTGAATAAATAAGTAATTCAACTGCCTTGCGTTGTTTCGCGGTCAGTTCTCCATTATTTCGTGCCATTTGGCTCACCTACCTTCCTATTAAATCTGATTTATCGTTATTTTGATATAATTATTTCCGTCCAAAAGAAAAGGACCAAGCCTACTGCGGCCTGGTCCCTTTGTCATCATCTGTGTCAAAATTATTATACAAAAAAATTTTTACACGGTCAAATTTTCGTTTTTCTTTTTCTTACGAGGTCTAAATACTGTCTTGATTGCGCCAACGCCAAGAGCGACAGTAAATAGTCCCGCACAAAGCGCAATTGGTAATAAAATAATAGTAATTACAGTCTCTAACATATTACTCCTCCTTATTCAAAGTTTCTTCTAATTCCAAAAGTAAGGAATCTAATGCTAACCATTTCAATAAATCACCTAACATATTATTCACCTTCCAATCTAACTTTTCCAAAAGTCCAATGGAACCCACCGCAAGTAAATCTCTTACCAGTTCCACGGCAAACTTCACTAATATGTGAGTTATTCAATCCCAAGGCTTCTGCGGCAGCCACCGCACTTTCATACTCAACGCCAGTCTCAACGCAGATAACAGTCTTCCAAGGTTCAGCATTACTTGTATTACGTCTCACCGATCTTCTGTGCTTCTGCTTCTCTTCTGGCGTTGCTACTGTATAAAAATTAGTCGCAATATTATAACCGCGCTCTGGGTCATTAGAATTGTTTTCTAAAATATAAAATCTTTCTCGCGCCAGAGCGTCTTCAAGCGTATCTACTCGCTCCAAGATTTCTTTCTTTATATTGTCCCAGCCGCAATCCAAAATGGCCTCAATCATTGTTGTATTACTCTTATAAGCCATACCTCTCACGCATCTCTTATTGAGAGTTTGAGTAGTCTAACCGATATATACCATTCCAGAAGGAAAGGTAAGTTTGTAGATTGAATATGGCGGGTCTATGATCTTCTCCCACGTGCGGCCCGCGCAGGTTCCTTTGTTCTTTATGGCTTGGGTAATTGCGGAAGGACATCTGCCAACCGCTGACGCTGCCTAACTCGCAGTATCAAATATTTCACCAGTTTCAATACATCTTACTCTATACATTTTTAGTTCTCCTTTTCTATAAATAAAATATAACTCATATCTCTTGGGTCGTATGAGTATTCATAATTACCGAGTGGCTTACCAGTTAGCGCACTGGCTTCTCTCAATTCCTACGCTAACTCTACAATGGTTTTACCTATAT